TAGAGGGCAACATGAACTATGTTTGTTTGGAGTAAAAGGTAACTTGAAACCTATACATAGAAATATACCAAGCCTTGTCTATGCGAAAAGAACTAAACACTCTAAAAAGCCCGAAGAAAGTTTTGAAATGTTTGATAAGATGTCACATGAGCCAAGAATAGAATTATTTGCGAGGAATAAAAGAGATGGTTGGGATTCATGGGGGAATGAAATATGATTAAGAAAACAGTAACTAAGCTGTGGCAAGGCAAGTATTGTAGTATCAGAGATTATGAACTCACCAAAGCAATTAAGAAAGGTGGGTTAATATTACACTATAAAGATAAACATATGGTAATTAGTACAGATCAGTTAAGTCAATTAAAGCCAACAGGTAAGAAGATACAATCAAACTATAAAGGCAGTTATAGGTTGGTAGATATACTCTTTAAACCAGAGGTAGATGATCTAAAGCAAAGTGGATTGTTTTGATAGATTAAATAGATTAAGATATATTTATTTGAACATTATAAAAGGTATATATGCCAAAAATTGACAGTAATGAAAATAGAGAGATGGTAGCAAAGTTGTCTGGACTTGGCTTAACTCATATCCAAATTGCGTCTGTTCTTGGTATAAGCAGAACAACTTTATATAAGCATTACAAAGAAGAACTAGATTCTGGTAAGGCTATGTGTATAGGGAGAGTGGCTGAAAATCTATACAAGATGGCAACAGGAGATATATCAGCAAGAAATACACTAGGTGCATGTGTGTTCTACCTCAAAACCCAAGCAAATTGGAGAGAGGTTAATACTATTGAGGTAACTGATGGAAGCGAAAACCAAGCTAAGTTTAGACAGTTGGCAGAAGCAATACAACGAACTAGACTCACAGACACAGAAAGCGAGTCTACTATTAACTAAGTGGTATGCAATAGCCAGAGATAAGCAGTTAATAAAAGATGAAGATGATTACAATATTCAGCTTTTTCTTGCTGGAAGGGGATTTGGCAAGACATTAACACTAAGTTATGACGCAACCATTTACTGTTTACTCAACCCAAACTCTATTGTAGGTGTCGTAGCTCCAACATATTCCGATTTAAAAAAAATAATCTTTCAGGGAGAATCAGGCTTTCTTAATATCATTGATAGAGAGTTATTAACAAACTCTGGATATAACAAGACCGACAATCAGATTGAATTTTATAATGGTAGTAAGATCATTGGTTTCCCAGCTATTGAGCCAGATAGACTAAGGGGTAATAACTTTCATAGAGCCTATTGTGATGAATTAGCAAGTTGGCGATATGCCACTGAAACATTTGATAATCTGATGATGGCTTTGCGATTAGGTGAAAGTCCTAAATGTATCATCACCACAACACCTAGACCAATAGAATTAATTAAGCAGTTGGTAGTTAGAGCAGACACCAAAGTCATTAAAGGAAACACTTTTGAAAATGCTGATAATTTAGCTCCATCTACAATAAAAATGCTTAAAGAAAGATATAGTGGAACAAGATTAGGTCAACAAGAATTATATGGTCAAATATTAGAAGATATAGAAGGTGCATTATTTCATTCTGCTAATATAGAACAGAACAGAATAGAGGTAACACCAGATATGCAGAGGATTGTGATTGCTGTTGACCCAGCAGTAACTTCAAATAAAAATATATCAGGCAAAAGAGATTCAGATGAAACAGGAATTATTGTTGCTGGTAGAGGTGTCGATAATCATTTCTACATACTAGAAGATAAATCTGGTGTATTTAGTCCAGATGTTTGGATAAAACGAGCAATAGAGTTGTATTATAAGTTTGACGCAGATAGAATAGTTTGTGAAGTCAACAATGGTGGCGACTTAATAGAAAAGTTATTAAGGGTACAAGACTGTAATATACCTTATTCATCTGTTAGGGCGACAAGGGGAAAGATGTTAAGAGCAGAGCCAATAAGTGCATTATATGAGCAAGGGAAAGTTCACCATGTGGGTTATTTAAAGGAGTTAGAAGAACAGATGTGTAGTTACACTCCAGACACAGTAAAAAGTCCAGACAGGCTTGACGCACTCGTGTGGGGTATAAGCTCCCTCATGAACTCTGGTCGAGCAATTTTTAGAATCAGTTGAGAGGTAAATAATGGGATTATTTGATAGATTCAAAAAACAAACAGAGCAGATTCAAAGAAAAGAAGCTCCTAGAGTGCTGTTTAATAAGATACAGGCATATCAAGGCAAGAATAATAGAAAATTTGTTAATTTCGCAGAAGAGGGTTATCAATCTAATGCAATAGTATATAAATCTGTGAGTATGATTGCGAACAATGCAAGTGCAGTTAAGATAAAAGTATTTGCTGGAGATAATCAGTTAGATAGCCACCCATTAATTTCTTTACTGGAAAGACCAAATCCCTTGCAATCTGGAGTAGAGTATTTTCATTCATTGATTAGTTATCTGCTCATATCTGGTAACTCTTACATGATTAAAGATAAAGAAACAACTGCTCCCACAGAATTATATTTGCTTAGACCAGACAGGATTCACATCAAGACAGGAACATCAATGATTCCAGAAGCCTATCAATATAAGATAGATAATAAGGTAATGAACTCATATGAAGTAAATCCATTAACAGGTTATTCACAGGTTAAACACATTAAGTTATGGAATCCACTAGACGATTTTTACGGCTTATCTCCTATTGTTGCGTCTGCTTATAACATTGATCAGCACAATATGGCTGGTTTGCATAATGTTGCCCTGTTAAAGAATGGGTGTACTCCATCTGCCATGCTGAAGTTTCAACCCACAGATGAAACAGGTGCGTCTGCAACTTTGACAGATGACCAGAGAGCTATGTTGCTACAGGACTTGGAAACTAGGTTTTCTTCTAGCACAAATGCTGGGCGACCAATGTTACTAGAGGGCGACTTTGATTATGTACAGATGGGCTTGAATCCAAAAGATATGGACTTCTTAGAGTTGATGAATATGTCAGCCAGAGAGATTGCGTTGTGTTTTGGTGTACCAGCTCAATTAGTTGGGATTGCAGATCAGACATATGCGAATGTGGCAGAAGCTAGATTATCGTTATACGAAGAAACTATTATACCTTTACTGCAACGATTAGAATCAGATTTAAATGAATATTTAGCACCTCTTTATGATGGCGATTTAATAATAAAATATGACTTGGATAGCATTCCAGCCATGAGTGAGAAAAGAAGACAGATTTATGCCAATGTCAGTCAAGGTGTTCAGCAAGGCATATTGACCAGAAATGAAGCCAGAGAACGATTAGGACTTGAGCCAATAGATGGTGGCGATAGCTTATTAGTACCTTCAAACTTGTTCCCATTGGGCGAGGTAGATGATTCTCCACCTTCACAGCCAGACGAAGATGAAGATGAATCTAAGTTTTATGAAGATAAATGGGAAGAACTTTATGGAGAAGATACAGAGGAAAAGTACCACGATCCGAAAAAGAAAAAGAAGCCAAAGAAAAGAAAAGAAATGTTGGAAGAAGATGTGTTTGATAATGAGCAAGAAGCATTGGATAGAGCCGAAGTGATTGGTTGTACTGGCACACATACAATGGATAAAGATGGGCAGACTGTTTATATGCCATGCAGTACACACGCAGAATATGATGAACTGGTTGGAGAGAAAGCCTTAGATGACTTAGATTTAACAGCCACCGAAGGCATGAAGGAAGAAGCTAGGAGAGGGCTGGACTGGCGAAAAAAGTTCAATAGGGGTGGCACTCAAGTGGGTGTTGCTCGTGCAAATCAAATCGTAAGTGGTGAGAGAATGTCGCCAGATACAGTTTTAAGAATGTTCTCATTCTTTTCTAGACATGAAGTGGATAAGCAAGGACAAGGATTTAAACCAAGCCAAGATGGTTATCCTAGTGCTGGAAGAATAGCTTGGTCATTGTGGGGTGGTGATTCTGGATTCAGTTGGTCAAGGCAGAAAAGAAATCAGATTATGGCAGAAAGAGAAAAGTCATTTGATGATATGGAAATCAAAGTAGCTGGTTTATCTGCAACTGTTGAGAAAGGCTTGAGAAAAAAGGTCAAAGACCACAACGATAAACATGGTGATAAGAAAGGTAAAAGAGTTAATATTAGAATGTTAGGAGCAGTATTTAAAAGAGGGATTGGAGCTTATAGAACTAATCCAGCAAGTGTAAGACCAAGTGTAAGGTCAGAAGACCAATGGGCTTATGCGAGAGTAAATGCTTTTCTTGTTGCAGTTAGAACAGGTAAATTTAGAAGTGGCAAGTTTGATTTAGACTTGTTGCCAAGAGACCACCCATTATCATCAAAGGATTAGCTTATGTTTAAATTTGGCAAAGGCTCATTAGAAAAATTAGATACAGTACACCCAGACTTAAAGTTAGTTATGAAAGAAGTTATCAAGCTAACACCGATTGATTTTGGTATTACAGAGGGCATAAGAAGCCCAGAAAGAGCCGAACAACTCAAAGCCGAAGGTCTTAGCAAGGCTGGAGCTAAGTCTTTGCATTGTCAAGGCAAGGCTGTTGATATTGTTTGCTACAATGGGGGTAAGATAACTTGGGAGCTAGAATTCTATGAAGCTGTTGCTGGAGTGGTTGGAGAAGTTTGCGAAATCCTAGACATTAAAATAAGATGGGGTGGTAGCTGGGTAACAGGAGATTTCAAGTTGAATAGAGATATGAGCTTTATAGACGCAGTTCATTTTGAAATAATTGAGTAATGTCAAAAATTAGGATTAACAGACGAAAAGATTACAGAGAACAACTAAAACTATATCTTAATCTTTCTAAAAGTCTAAATGCTAAAACTAAAAAATTATTAAGAAAAACAGCCAGAATAGCAGAACGAGAGTTTATTGAGTTTGGTGATATGTATTATGTTTTCTTAGAAGATTTTTCTAATGATTTATATAAAATATTATCAACACATTATCGTTCAGTTATTACCACCACCAGCGAAAGATTAATTAAGCAGAGAGAAACCAAGCAAGAAGAAGAGATAGATATTATTGTTGCCACTTATATTGCAGAAGTAACAGCCAATAAAGTTGCTGATATATCGCAAACCACAAGAAAACAATTAAGACAAGCGATAAAGAAAGGAATCGCAGATGGTTTATCTATACCACAAATAGCAAAACTGATCCGACAAAACAGGTCTTTTGCACCTTATCGAGCTACTATGATTGCCAGAACTGAAACGCACTCTGCCATGAATTATGCCAACCACGAAATATCTGGAAAATTAGGACTGAACAGACCTGTAAAAGAATGGAATAGTGCCTTAGATGACAGAACTAGAGCTTGGCACAGGGGTATGAATGGCACAACTGTCAGCAGAGATGATATGTTTAAAGTTATGACACCGATTGCTGGTGGTGGATTTATTGAAAAAAGAATGAACTATACAGGCGATATGAATGGTGGTGCTTTAAATGTCATAAATTGTCGTTGTTTTACCCTATATTATGATTCCGAAGATGAAATAATTTAAAATAATTTATAATCTATATATAAATCAAATACTTACACCTACATTTATTTTATATATATATTTGACATATATATAACAATAATATATAGTTTGTATATAAGTTAATAACGACTTATATAAAAACTTAAATAGGAGATAGGAAAATGGCATTATTAAAAAAACAAGAGAAACAAGTTATATCTTTGTTAGAAAATTTTAAGGAAATTGATAAATTAGTAGATGACCTTTTTTGGGAAGAACAAAAAATGACAGAATCAGGTGTAGAGACTTTAAGCAAATTAGCAAAGATTTTAGATAAAATTAAAAAGGCATAAACTAACAGGGAGCAGAAATGCTCCCATTTATTATGGAGTAAAATATGGAAGATAAACACAATCAACATGAAGAATATATGACATGTTGGGAAATAGTGGCAAGTATTTTTTTATTTGCTATGATGTTAGGAACTGCTTGGTTATTTTTGTTGATAACTTACTAAAGATTAAAACTTGCTACCTTCTAGGGAACTATATGTTCCCTTTTTTTTTGCTTGTTTATTAAGTAGCTTTAGGGTTAGAATATAATAACTTTTACTTGACAAGGAATTTAAGTTATGTCTGATGAACATTTTGAAATAGTGAATGATGTTTTAGACCTTGAATGTGATTATAAAGGTATTGATACAGAGGAAGATGGGAGCTTTGAAGGCTATGCTTCTGTATTCGGCAATAAAGATTTAGGTAATGATGTTATCAAACAAGGTGCATTTGCCAAATCAATCTACGACAAGAAACCCAAACAAATTAAACTGCTGTATCAGCACAAAACTGACGAGCCTATTGGTGTGATTGATTCTCTGGAAGAAGATAAGCGAGGATTAAAGATTAAAGGCAGACTTGCTATGGGTACACAGAAAGGCAAGGAAGTATATGAGCTGATGAAGATGGGTGCATTAGATTCTATGTCAATCGGCTATAGGCTAAAACCAGAAGATTACAAATATAGCGATAAGTTAAAGAAAAGAACAATTACGAATTTGGACTTAATGGAAATATCAATGGTTACTTTTCCAATGAATCCAAAAGCTAAGATTACGAAAGTAAAATTAGCTGAAATGAATGTGAGAGAGATAGAACATTACTTGCGTGATGTGGGATTAATGTCTAGTTCTGTTGCAAAACAAAGTGCCAACATATTATATAAATCATTTAACCCAGAGGTGAATGAGCAACGAGATGTTGTCGATAGTATTAAGCATTTGATTGAAACAATTAAACATTAATGGAGTTTATTATGAGTGATGAAATCAAATCTGTAATAGACAATTTGAATTCTACTTTTGAAGATTTCAAAAGCGAGAACGCAAAGCGACTAGACGAGATTGAAAAGAAAGGCTCTGCTGATCCACTTCTTGTTGAAAAGGTAGACAAAATGGCTGATGACATTTCTAAAATGTCTGAAACCAAACAAGCTATTGAGATCCAAGAAAAGAACTTAGCAGAAGCACAAGCAAAGCTAGATAACTTAGAAACAGTTATTGCTAGACCAAATACAGGCGAATCAAAAGATGTTGATATTCAAATGAAAGCATTTGGTAACTGGCTAAGAAAAGGGGAAATAGATGAAGTTGAGAAGAAAGCACTTTATGAGTCAGATGATACATTAGGTGGTTTTTATGCTCCAGCAGAATATGTAGCAGACTTAATTAAGGGTGTTACCGAGATTTCTCCAATTCGTTCTATAGCTAGAGTTAGAACTACATCAAACAGAGGTATTGAGATTCCTAAAAGAACAGGTCAATTCTCTGCTTCGTTTGTTGCAGAAACAGGCACTAGATCAGAAACAACAGGATATACAACAGGTCTTATGCAAATAGACGCACATGAGCTTTATGCTTTAGTGGATATTTCACAAGCTATGTTAGAAGATTCTGCTTTTGATTTAGAATCAGAGATGTCAGAAGAA